TAGTGAAAGTCTGTATAACTTGCCTGAAGTGTACCGATAAAAGTTGCTGCCCTTACTCGCTCCTCCAAGTCCTCTTGTGACTCTAGGTCTGAAACATTAACCTCTGTCAAGTTACAGAACTGATAGGGTCTAAGACCAATCTCGCAACAAGGGTTAGTTCCCCAGTCCTTATCGTTTGAGAAATAAAATCCTGGTTCACCTGCTCCCGATGCCTTTACTCTATCCCACAGACCCATAAAATATTCTTTATCAATCTTGTGGCGAAGTAGGACAACAGAGTTGTTTGCGCGACCACGTTGTGGATTAGTTTCCCACCAGTTACCTGACTTTGCCGCAATCATATCATCGTCATCAGCAGAGAATAGGGAAATCAATGCTGCCCTTCTGATACCACCTGCAAGAACTGCATCTGCAATATGGCATACCATGTCGTGCACTTCAATTGGTGACAACTTGTCGCCGTTCTGCTTCTCAGAAAGCATACCTTCCAACTTAACCAAACACTCTCTAAGTGGTTGTGGTCCAGGTGCCTTACCACCTGATGTTACAAGTGCTGCACCTTTAGGTCGGATATCCGTGTAATCAAATCGAAGTCTAGAACCACCTTGGAAATAGGAGCGAACAAGTGCCTTGACAGCATCTGCCCACCCTTCGATAGAGTCATTTACCAAGAAACGTCGAGTTCTCTTATCGTTTGGTTTCTGAATCTCTGGCAACTTTTCTACGTGATGTTTCTGAACACTGTATCCAACTCCAGTGCCTCCAAGGAGAAGGAACATTGCTTCACCAAACGAACGCCAGTCGTCAATTGGCATAAAGGCACAGTTAAAAATACGGTTTGGCGCAACTTCAATAGGTTTTCCACCAAACTGCAATGAACGCATAGAAGGTAGCACCTTCTTGTTATATACTAGTTTATAATTCTTTCTAATCTGCAACTCAAGTTCAGGGAACTTCTTGAGATGCATCTTCTCGTTTCTAGAAACCAGTTCTTCCCAGGTCTCTCTTCTATTCTTTTCCGGTACGTACTTAGCGTACTTCATATGCACTGTGATTTCTGACAATATATCGTTTGATAAACTCATTCACTTTCCTCCTTTCATCTTGTCATACTTCTCTTTTAAAATCTCTTTCTGTCGTTTTGCCGCATTCTTTGTGACGTTATCCATTTCATCTTGAGTCATGACCTTTGGCAAAACCTTTATCTTAACATTTGCAGTATCCATAAATATGGGGTAAATCATTCCATCGGGTCCATTTCTGTTCTTTGCAACAAAAATTCTTCCACTATTCGTCTCTTTGTCCTCGATTGTGCGAGAAACAGAGAAAATAAAGTCCGCAACAAAGCATTTGTTATATGCTTCCGAAATTGACTCCATAGTTATTACTTCAGCATTTAACGCTGACCTATTTGTTTGAGATGCGGTCCAAACAGGACAACCTACCTCTTGTGCAATACCACGCAACTCCTCATAGATTGTTTCTAACTGGTGCCTCTTTTCTTCCTTTGAAGAACCCGTTGGTTTAATCAAGTCAGCATAGTCAACTATAATCATATCTGGTTTAAAATCAGCAACCTTCATCTTCTCAATGTGATTTTTGATTGTGTTTATTGTAGCAGACCTTGTTGGGTATTCCTTAATAATAAGTTTGCCCGGTAAGTCTCTTAGGTCATCGTAAATCTGTTCTTTGAACGCCCTAATACCAGTTAGATGATATCCAGTTATGCAACTGTCGTACCTTGTACCCACAACAGTATCAGCAAGTTCCAAGGTGTAGTGCACAACGTTTTTTCCGCTTTGAAGCGCCTTTGCACCAAGATGCACAAGGACCATGGACTTACCAGCGCCCGTCGGAGCAATAACAACACCAAGTTCCCCCTTACCGAGACCACCCTTAGTAATATCATTAATTGCTGTCCAACCAGTTGTAACCGGGTCTCTAGACTTTTCTAGGAACCTCTGCTCAAAGTCCTCCATATAGTCATAACCAACATCGTTGGAAGTTCCTAACTTCATGGCATCGTTAACAAGTTTTGCAATTTCATCAAAAGACGACTTTTCCAAGAGAGGCACTGACCTGATGATTGCCTCCTGTAGTTTCTGCTTTTTACAGAACTCCAGTGCAACATCCTTTACGTAGTCTGCTTCATTGTAGTTGACATCACTGGATAGAACTCTAGCATAGTAATCACGAAGCATCTTCTGGACAGAATCCTGCTCATCACCAATACCCGTTCTCAAGATACTAGTCATTATGTCTCTAGTTGGATGAACGCTATACTTTTTCTTATACTCTTTTATCTTCTTGATAAAGACGCGAAGATAACTCAGTTCAAGAAAGTTCTCGTCCAAGACCTCAAAAATCTGGTCTGCGAACGGTCTATCTTCCAAAATAATATGACATAAATTTTCTTGAAAACTTTTCCCGTACTTGGAAAAGTCCGTCTTAACCATTTCCATCAATTAAAACCAATCTTGTTAGATACCATAGAATTAAAACTTGTGGTCAAACACTCAATATTGATAGACATCAACCCGTCAATAGATAACATCTTATTTATCTCTGTCTTGTTAAACAACGGTTCGTATTCCTCAAAAGTTTCATTTATTTGTTGGGCACACTGCACAGAAATGAGCGGTGTGCTTAACTGCATTATTGAGTAATTATTACATACTTTCTTATATTCTGCAACAACTTTTGGATAAATTGTTAGTTTTGATTCAACTTTCTCTGCATGGTCCTTTATATCTGACAGATAAAAGTCTTTGTCTTCTGCCAAAAACGGAAACGCTTTTGCTACGGTCTTAAGTCCGACACCGGAGATTCCATCGATGTTGTCGCTCTTGTCTCCAACCATCGACCTTGCGATTGCAAAGTTCCTGGGATGGATAGAGTACTGCTCTAGAACCCTTTTATAGTTCAAGATTTCATCTTGGGTTGGGCGCACCAAGAGGGTCCTCTCGTCCAGCAGTTGAATGAAGTCTTTATCACTGGATACAATAACTTTTGTCCATTCCTTGAATCTTGGCATAGAACTGACGTAAGATATCACATCGTCCGCCTCTACACCAGGTTGCCTAAATTGTAGAATCGGCGTCTCGTTGACATATTCAATGCACCTAACCTGTTGCCAGATTCTGTTCGTGTGAATTTCAGATGGATTCATGTTCTGTGCCCACCTGTTAAGTTTCGGAGGTTTTCTGCCTGCTTTATAGTTTTTGTTCTTAGACTTGCGCTTTGAAGAACCCCCATCTCCATCCCAAACCACGACAAAAGCGTCAGGACGAACTTGACGACATAGTTTATTTAACGTTTGCAAGAATCCAACAACACCACCCATGGGGTCTCCGTTTGGTGATAGAGTTGGGTTAACAATATAAGAACGCATAAACTGATTTTGCGCATCTACTATAAGCAGTTTTTTCATCTTTTATCCTTTTATAAAAAAACACCCCCAGTTGCCTGGGGGTGGACCAACCTAGTCGTCGGTCTGTGGTGGGACTTGTTCTTCTTCATCATAAAAATCGGATGCTCTACCTGTCTTTTCACTGAACTTCATAATAACATCTTCATCCATGATTTGCAAGACTCTCTTTTGGAATTTCTCATCTTCCAACTTCTTCAACCAATGTGCTCTCTGGAACTTCTCTCTTGTACCATCTTCATAGACAAGAGAATACCAAGCACCAGACTGCTCTAGGTTTTCAGATATTTGAATAGCATCAAACCAACTTTCTTGGTCTTGAACACCAACAGAATCAGTGTCTCCCCAAAGAATCTTAAAGTTACAAGTTCGACCCGTTGAACCGAACCTAGACTTTTCAATCTTGCACTTAACCTCAGACCCAATTCTAAATCCATTCTCATCTGTGACGAAAGATGCTTTTGCTTTTCTTCCTGTCAACCAGATTCTTAATGAATAAGAATAAGGCAAAGTCTTACCACCGGGTGTCATATATGGAGTTGTTAATGCTTCAGATGGAGACCGAGTAATATTAGTCTTCAACTGATTAAGCACCAACAAGGTAGCACCAGCATTAGCAATAGGTTGCACCAACTTAGGCATACCCTTGGATAATACTCGTGCTTTCATCGCCATAGATGACTGAGGGTCAAAGTCTGATTCCAAGTCATGCTCAGAAGGAGTTAGAGCAAGTGAATCCCAAATGAACAACCATTTTTCTGGCATCTTCAAAAGATTTTCAATTGTTTCCATCACCATCTCAACAGAGTGTGCTTGAATGTAAATCAGACCATTATCTTCATCGTCTACATCACAACCCGCTCTCCTAAGAAAGTCAGGGTCAATAGCAGACTCTGAGTCAAAGTAGGCAACACGGCAACCCATCTTTTGAGCATTTGCGGCAACTTGTGCTGCCATAAACGACTTACCTGTTGCTTCCAAACCTGCAATCTCTGAGATTTTACCAACTGGAATACCAGCATATCTACCCTTGCAGGTAATGGAATCCAACCAGCGAGAACCAGTTGGAATCCACTCCCTTACTTCTGTTGGGTTCTCTTCTCCGAGATTGTAGGCAACCACACCACCAGAAGTCTTGTTCAGTGATGCAATAATATCTTTGGTGGATAAACCACCGGGTTTAATTTTGGTTACCTTTCCCATTCAACTACACCCTAGAAGTCCTGCAATTCACTGAATGCGTTATCAAAGTTTGTAGTCTCTGTGTCAGTAGAGACGTTTCCTCCGCGAGTAACCTCTGGAGAACCTTCCTCTCCAGATAAGTGAGTTTCAAGGATTGCTGCAACCTCGTCTGTTGACTTTCTCTCAAAGATTGCATCGAAGTTTGGAACAGTCTCAAGCAACTCCGCACATCTCTCGTCACCACCAACTGCATCATCACAAAGGACTGACTTTCGTGGTCGTGGTCGAATATCCGTAGTTGGGTAGGATGCTCCGGGTTGCTTGCCGTACATCAACTTAAGGTCGTTACCATCTTCTGGGTCCGTAATATCTCCGTAATCGGGGTCAAGTACGATACCAAGCAACTTCTGATATGCTAACTTTCCATAACCCCATACCTTGATTCCTTCAGACTCCTCACCTCGAACAAGGACAGGAGAAAAGAATCGTTGCTTGGCAAACATTTGCTTTGCCATTGCCTTGCTATCCTCAGTACCCTCATTCCAAAGAGAGTTTGCAAGATTACACACAGGGCAATCATCGCCAAAGTTCCGCTTTGGACAAAGGAAAGATTGCTCACCAACACCGTAGTGAAAGAATCGCTCCTTAAAGGGGTCGCCGTCCGAAGTAGGAACAATTCGAATATTGTTCTCACCCTCTTGTGGTCGCCAGAAGTTATTCTTCTTAGACTCTCCCTTGCCAGATAGCGATGCCATCTTTTGCTTCATTAATTCAATATTTAGTGCCATTTTATTACCTCCTATGGTTATGTTATTTTTTTGCACTTTCGCTATAGCAGGTCGGCAAATCTCCCGACCAACTTTCTATACTTTACTAAATGTTTATTTGTTTGTCAACTAAAAATCTTGAACTTTTGAAGAATAATATTTTGTATAACAAAAGTCCCAGTTGTATTGAGTCTCGTAGACCCCATAACTGTATTTGCACAGTTCTTCGTTTTTATTTTTGATTAATTTTATAATGTTTCTTTGTAAGTTTTTGTCACTGCTTAGGGTGTCGCTTGAAATACCATAATACAGTTTCGCATCCATCGTATCCTCAATGGGAAAGAATCTTGTTTCCATCCCATCCTTCATGTTTAAAATACCAAGTGTGCACACCCTCCTTGCTTCGTTTATTTCTGAAAAGTTAGAAACGACATAATCTTGATGTTCGAATACCATCATCATGTGAAATACTGAAACAATCATCTGATTCATCGTTGGGTAATATTCTTTAATACTTGCATCTTCTACAAGACTATCCATTTGTTCATTGCTTGTCAAGTAAATTTTTTCAAATAATCCAGACCTTGTGTATTCTTGCAAAACAGAATAAATTACCTTTTCCTGTGCTGCTTCAGTTGCGTCCATCAAGTCTTTCTCTGGTCGGATATACAGTATTGTAATGTTCTTGTCCTTAACCTGCTCCAGCAACCTTAGAGCAATACTCGACACCATACTTGCGCCACTCAGCACAAAGATAACGTTGTCTTTGATTTTATCTTTTTTTGCTTTTGTTAAGTTTTTAAAGTTTTGCTCATACTCTTCAGGTGTTCTTTGTTTATCAACAATGACCTCGTCTTCATGTCCAGTTGCTTCATCATCAATACATAACACGTTGTATTGTGTATATTGTGC